TTGTTACAGCTAATCGTAGCAACGCTGCGTAACATTTCGCCTTCAACAGGAGTGCTGGTTTTATCAAGATATACTTTAACTTTGTCAGCACCACTAAGAATGCCTGCTTTAAGGTCTCTAACTTTTTCTTCATTTAACGCTTCATTAGCAATTGTTAATAGGGAGTGCGCTAGAACAGTAGCAGTAGTGGTGCCGTCTCCTGCTTCTTTTACTGTATTACTAGCCGCTTCCTTTATAAGTGTCGCACCTATGTTTTCGACCGGATGCAATAAGACTACGCTTTCTGCAACGGTTACTCCATCTTTTGTGATTACCGGTCTACCAAGGGCATCTTCGTAAATTACGCATTTACCGCTAGCCCCTAATGTGGACTTCACTGCGTTTGCTAATTTTTCAACACCCTGTATAATTTCTTGTTTGGCGGGTTTGCCAAAGGTGAGCGTTTTTACTATATCGCTCGGATTGTTATATTCCATTTAATTAAATTTAATTTTTATGAGTAGGTAAGCTTTTATTTTTTTGCTTATCTAGGTACTAATGCAATTGTCATTTCTACTTCTGCGTCTGCTGTTCCAATTGTGCCAGTTTCTACGCCTGATACATTAATGATGTCTCCAGCGTCTAAATCTATACTTAATGTTGAAGAAAAC